TTCTTCAGGACCAGCTCCAAATAAATAATACGCTCGGAGTGTCGTGTAGTCACCCCTTCTTTCTTCCTTGGACACCATACACTTGTTGATGATGTCTAAGTAAAAATCCTCACGACTTTCTCCGCTAGGTATTTTCATTTTTTAATCTGTAAGTTTTGTGGATCTCTTAGTGTACCCCCAGGAAGCGTAACTGGTCCAGTTTTAATACCCGCTTGGCTTGGAGCAAAATTAGTAGGCTCTGCTTCTTTGCCAAGTGATGGTCCTACTGGCTGAGAGAATCTTCCCGCTAGGATGGATTGCATATTCATTCCTTGCATACCGCCACCCCAGACCGCTGCATCGCCTGGTCTTGCTTCTCTTGGACCTTCTTGTGGCGCTTGTGGCGCTGTTGGTTTAATTCGATCTTTGTTAACACCTTTTTTACGGGTGGCGAACTTTTCGGCATCTGCGTATTCTTTTTCGGTGAACTTGTTTTTCTTGGCGAGGAAGCCTTCTTGGTGCTCGCCTTCACGGGTGCTTTTAATGTCTGACATTCCAAATTCGATGGCAAGTTGTTTAGTGGACTTATCGGTAAATCTGGTTTTTGCACTAACGAGGTTAGGTGCTTGCAAAAATACGACCATAACTTCTTCATGGCAACCTTTCATGGGGCATTTAGCCTCCCGTGATTCAAAATACCCGTGTACTGCACAGTGAAAATCGTTAACTACCGCCATTGTTATCTCCCCTTCAATTGTTCGTCAAGCGTTAATTCTGAATAATCATATCTATTGCTAATCCCGACCTTAATCTTAATCTCTCCATTCACCACTTGCAAGCCCGTACTACGATGTAGTGTTGGGCGTGCTTCTTTACGATATTGAACAAATTTAGAGGTATCTCGGTTTTGCATGATTGCTACTTCACCGTTTAGCCACTCGTTATAGGCTTTTGACACCCTACGCTGTACATATTCGGTTAAAGGTTCGGTTTCATTCAAGAAAACATCCTTCAAATGTGACAAAGAGATCCCCGCAAGGTCTGCAAACAAAGGCATGGAGATTCCCCGATCTTTATCTTGCAAAAAGCGCATCATCACTCGTCTGAGTTCGCTTCTAGGCATGGTGGCTCTCATGTACCGTAAACCCCAATCTTTTTCAGATAATCACTGACATTTCTTCCGACTGTGAGTTGTTCGGGGGAAAAGTCATCCTGTACCCTAGAAACTTGTCTGGTAATTTTCTGCGCAATAAGCCTGGGCTGCACCTGTTCGGCAAAGGCTGCGCAAGCTAGGGCGCAAGCAATAACCCTATCGTCTTTGTTTCTGCCAGAGGCTTCAATTGATCCGCCATCTCGAATGGTGGTTTTCATTTCTTCAAGGGTGTCCATATCCCACAAGTCCAACATACCTCTTTCAAAGTAGTCTTTCATGTAAGTGAGCATACGCTCTTTGGTAGCTGCCGTAGTCATCCAACCAATAGAATTGCTCATGCCACCAAGGGTATCGTTTCTGCGCCAGATGTAGTTTTGCATATTGCCGTACACATCCATGAGGTCTTTTCCTAAAGCAGTGCCCATCGCAGCAGCTTGGCGCTTGAGGTTTCGCAGTTCATTGATGACAGCTTGCCCTGGACCATTGATCTCCAAGTTTAATGTGGAGTTCTTATACGCACCCGCTAAGTGAGAGATCACCCAAGCAAACTGGTAAGTGTTTAATTCAGAAGTGGCAAATGAAGCCACCTGCTCAAGCCCATCTGCATATACCCGCAACACCTGAATACAAAACCGATCAGCCCAATCACTAGATCCATAAGCGGGATCAGCACCGATAACATAATAAGCAGTATCCACAGGTTCTTCCCAAATCTTGAGTGTGGCAAGGCGTTCTGTAGATTTAAGCACCTCGGTATCTTGGAAATTAACGCCAAAGCTGTAGCGGTAATAATCGCAACTAACTTTCTTGAGCTTCTTGACAGCATCGGTACACCTCGCATTGGAGAAGAACGATGTTCCCGTCATCACAAAGGCGTAGTCCTCGGTAGGCGGAAACTCCTGATACATCAGGCTATCATCTTTGATCCCTTCGTACAACTTCCACCGCCACCACGCTATCTGGCGAGAATTGATCTCTACCCCATAGAGTTTCTTAATGTCCCGTACCCATTCCTTTTCTTCACCAGTGAGCTTGCCATCCCAATACACCTTGTAGGTCTGACCTTCAGGATCTAGGCTATACATCTCATTACGCCACCATCCACAAAAGATTGCCCGTTGGGTTTTAGCCCGTTTAGCAGTGGTGTACATATCGTGAAACATATTAAAACCACGAGCTGTAGATTCAAAGGTGTAAAGCCGATCAGGGTTGGTTTCCGCAAGGGAAGCTAACAGGGAAGCTAATCCTTCTTCGTCACCCCACGAGCTTGTTTCTGTGCCATGAAGGAAGGTGATACCTTTCCCACGACCCAAAGATCCTTTCGCTCTAAGCCCAGCGACTTGATAAAATAATCGACTGCGATTCTTGAGGGCAAGGGCGTTCCTGTTGTGAGTAAGGATCGGGATTTTGTACTCTTTGGGTAAACCATCCATGTACATTGCGAGGGTGCTTCTGAACATATCTCGATTTTCTTCGGTGTCTGTTGTGAGCGTTCCTTGCAACCCTGGGTGGGTGAAGTGCCAATAAAGGTCAAGTGCGAGGGAGATTGTGGTGATTCCAAGTTGCCTTCCTTTCAGAATGACAAAAAAATGGCATCCATCTGCCAATCCTTTAGCCATTTCGTTCATTACATAGGTCTGAGAACCCATGAGGTTATCGAGCTTGCGTAAGCCTTGCTCTTTTGTTTCAATTTTGAGTTGATTACAAAAATGATAGAAATGCTTGAGGTTAAACTGGCTCATGTAATGATCCAAGGCAATTTACCGTCAAACTTCTCCAAAATGCGCTTGTTGCCTTCAATAAAGAACTCAGGCTGTACTCCACAGCTCCCACCCATCCGAAAATGAAAGGTGTGCTTATTTGTGGAGGCAAACTTGGGAACAATACGGGTAGCTGCCTGATAGAACTGGCGATCTACCGTAGGATCGGGGCGATTTAGCAAAATAGCGAGTTGTTTTAGGTATTCTGTTTTCATACCCCACATACACCAGTCCACAAAGCGATGCCCTGGGATATTCCAGGTATCGTGTAGCTCTCCGAGGGCTTCGCAGTTGTCATCAAACAAAAAGTTGCCCTCCTTATCGTGAACTGATCTAAGGCTATAAGCCCAATCATAGCCCTCATCAATTCTATCCATGATACTTTTTACATGGTCAGGGGAATACCAATCATCATCATTACAAAAGAAAGTAACATCCTCGGTAATCAATTGAGGCGCAGCAGCGAGCCAGCGTTGCCCCGCATACCCATTGCCACCGATCTTGCCATCCCAGTAGCAGATCTTTACGCAACCATTGGCGTAAAGCCTTCTGAGTTCGACAAAGGTATTAAAGTCCCCGTCACACAAAATGTAATGCGTTGGGGTTATCCCTTGTTGTCTTGCAATAGATTTAAGGCAGTTTGCTAACTCTGTTGGGCGCTTACCATTGGTTACGGTCACTACGGCACAAGTTTTCAATTGTGTTTATCCAATCTCTTTGTTTCAAAGTTAGGTAAGTCCCAATAAGCCACCTTTAAACGGGCTACATGGTTCTTAGCAAGGCTAATTAAGCCGTCATAGGTCATTGCACTAAACCTCTCCCGCCACTCGGCTGCCAAGGCGATCTTCTGCTTCTTGGTCTTGCAAGAAAGCGCCCTCATCATCTCGGTCTTGAACATCAGGCGCTCTTTAGCTAAACGCTCAATGTCTTGCATCCCCATCCTCTGGACCATCTAGCAATGATTTGAGGTATAGGATTTCCTTCTCAGCTTTGAGTAAAAGTTTGGATGATTCACCATGAACACGCATTAACTCATGGAAAATGGCATCTTTCTCCATCCGCCAGATCCGATCCATGTACATCTTCTTTGCCTGATCGTCTGCTTTAGAGATATATTGCTCTACGGTTTCCATCTTGTTGTTTATTCCGTTCTCCATACTCGCACTCCTTCTTTGTCTTTTCTAGCGATGAACTTCTTATTTAACTGCTTGCCTGTACGGTAGTTTGCATTACAGACAATTTGAATCTTCCCCTGTGGGATAAAGAAACTTTCCCCACATTCCATAACCTTATATGGGTACACATTGCGCTTTTTCTCAGGGGGTATGGGAATATTTTTTTCTACTTCAATAGTCATGCTATTCTCCTTATAACTTAACTCATCATACACTACCATGATACACACATACAATGAATATCATCTAGGGGATAACCTAGTTCATCTTAATTACTTAAGGCGGGTTTGCAAAGAGAACCCCGACCTTGAGTTCACCCACCACTGTAATCCGATGCACCACAGTCAACTAACCCCGTTGCTTGAGGATGTTCCTATTAGCTTGCAAGGGTTAAGTATTCCGCCTGGCACAGTAAACGCTTGGATTGGTAGGGATAATTACTTTTACAACCATCCCCTACAGCATGATTGGGTTAACTTTCATCTGGAATGGTTTGACCACCTATCTAACCTTCTTGAATTACCCTCCCCTATGGCTTGCAGAGAGGATCTACTCTTTGAGTACCCCGCCTTAAACGCCCCCATTCCCATTGAATTTGATTACCTCATCATTAACGCCCTCCCACAATCAGGGCAATTGCCAGACTTTGATGCTCAATTCTTCAAGAATCGGGTACGCAATCTTCTAAATGAGGGGTTTTCTGTCATCACAACGAACCCTACAGGCATGGGTTTATCCACTTTAGAGATGGGTTTAGATGTTACAGGCATCGGAAGCCTATCCAAATACTGCAAACACATAGAAGGCGTTGCTACTGGTCCGATGTGGACAACCTTTAATATATTCAATAAAGACAAGGTGTTAAGCCGTAAGTTCTATTGCTCTCATCAAAGCGTGAACTTAACCGACAACACAACCACGCTCAATAAACTGTAATTTTTTTTGGGGTGGACTCGGAAGGGGGTGCACACCTCACCGTACTCATGCCCAACTCAAAGGGCAAACAGTCATCGTGCAATCGTTTAATCTATCCCGATCCCAAATGATCTAACCAGGCTCTAGGTTATATCTATGGGCATCTCAGAGCGTACCCGTACCCCTATTTAGAATTGATAAGAGCGCACGATGTGCAAACCTACCCGCCTTTAATCTTACCCTACGCCTTATCTATATATCTACTTACTAAGATCCTAGATGATCTATAGACAATAGATGATAGCTATATACACTATATAGACTATAGACAATCTAAATATAGATATTATAGATATGCGACATCTTACCATAGCTATAGACTATTGACAATAAAACAACAATTAAAAAATACAATGGTATAGTCTAATCAATCTATGCTTATAATCATATCTATGCAGTAAAGCATTACACTTAAAACCTAACTACTAAGAGGATATACCATGCAAAATACTACAAGCCGTATCAGCGTATATGACAGCGTTACTAATAAGATCATCT